AAAGAAACAAAATCGTTTCAAAAAATGGGAGTATGGTTATAACTCTGATTATGATTTTATAGTAATAAGTAAAACTGGACAAATTGGACAAATCATTGAAATACAGAATCTCAGGATTGCTTTACCAACAGCAAATGAACCGTTTAAACGAAGCGAAAAAAAAGCGGAACAGCACTGGGAAAGACAAGAGTATCCAAAAGAATTAAGTAGAATAAAAAGTAGGTTTGACTGGGAAGAATACGACAATGATTTTAAAGAAAAATGGTATGATTATATAGATGAGGAATTTACCAAAAGAGATCAAGGTTACTGGTTTTATATTAAAGGCGAAATTACTTACATTACTGGCACTCATTACATGTATTTGCAATGGTCAAAAATTGACATTGGAGCGCCAGACTACAGGGAATCAAATAGATTATTTTTTATATTTTGGGAAGCGTGTAAAGCAGATAACAGATGTTACGGTATGTGCTACCTCAAAAACAGACGATCTGGATTTTCATTTATGTCATCAGCTGAGCTTGTTAACCAAGCTACAATATCTAGCGATGCTAGATTTGGAATACTTTCAAAGTCCGGTTCTGATGCAAAGAAAATGTTTACAGATAAAGTTGTACCTATATCAGTCAACTACCCGTTCTTTTTTAAACCCATTCAAGATGGTATGGATAGGCCGAAGACTGAACTGGCATATCGTGTTCCAGCATCGAAACTTACTAGAAGAAAGCTTGAGTCGAATGAACAGCTAAGAGAGCTAGATGGGCTTGACACAACTATTGACTGGAAAAACACTGGTGATAACTCTTATGATGGTGAAAAGCTAAAACTATTAGCTCACGATGAGAGTGGTAAATGGGAAAGACCTGATAATATATTAAACAACTGGAGAGTTACTAAAACTACATTAAGATTAGGTAGAAGAATCGTAGGAAAGTGTATGATGGGCTCAACTTCAAATGCGTTAGATAAAGGTGGAAACAATTTCAAAAAATTATACAACAATTCAGATGTTACAAAAAGAAATAGAAACGGACAAACATCTTCTGGACTGTATTCTCTTTTCATCCCTATGGAATGGAACTACGAAGGATACATGGATACTTACGGATCACCTGTATTTCTTACACCAAAAGATAAAGTCTACGGAATCGATGGTCTCCCAGTTGAAATCGGAGTAATAGAACATTGGGAGAATGAAGCAGAGGGATTAAAAGAAGATCAAGACGGTTTAAACGAATTTTATAGACAATTTCCTAGAACAGAAAAACACGCATTCAGGGATGAGACAAAACAGTCTTTATTTAATCTAGTTAAGATATATGAACAAATAGATTACAACGAAGGTCTTAATAATGTTAAAAGAATTTCAAAGGGTAATTTTCAATGGTCTAATGGTGTTAAAGATACAAAAGTTATTTTTATACCTAGTAACAATGGTAGGTTTAATATAAGTTGGTTTCCAGATTCTACTTTGCAAAACAGGGTTATATTAAAAGATGGTAATAAGTTTCCTGGAAATGAGCACGTAGGAGCTTTTGGTTGTGATAGTTATGATATATCAGGAACTGTTGATGGCAGAGGGTCTAATGGATCTCTTCACGGGTTAACAAAATTCAGTATGGAAGCAGCTCCTCCTAATCATTTTTTTTTAGAATATATAGCAAGGCCAGAAACTGCTGAAATATTTTTTGAAGATGTTTTAATGGCTTGTGTTTTTTATGGCATGCCAATACTAGCTGAGAATAATAAGCCTAGACTGTTATATTACTTTAAACGTAGAGGTTATAGAGGTTTTTCTATTAATCGTCCTGATAAAATATGGAACAAGCTATCTGTTGCAGAAAAAGAAGTAGGTGGAATACCTAATTCAGGAGAAGACATTAAGCAAGCACACGCTGCTGCTATTGAAACATATATAAGTAATTACGTAGGTAGAATAGATGAAAGCTATGGTGATATGTTTCACCAGCCAACATTAGAAGATTGGGCTACTTTTAATATAAATAATAGAACAAAGCACGATGCTTCTATTAGTTCTGGACTAGCTATAATGGCTTGTAATAAAAACAAGTATAAGCCAAACGTAGAAAGAACTACAAAATCTATTAATTTAGGAATTAAAAAATATAACAATCAAGGAGATTTTTCACAAATAATTAAATAAATGATAAACACAGAGAGTTTTAGTATTTTCCCTGATCAGGTAGTATCTGATGAAGTTAAAGCAAGTTTAGATTATGGACGGAAAGTTGGTAGAGCAATTGAAACTGACTGGTTTAGTGGTACTAGAACTGGAGTAACAAATAGATACAATTATAATTACAATAATTTTAGAACATTAAGACTATATGCTAGGGGTGAACAACCTGTCCAGAAATATAAAGACGAACTTTCTATAAATGGCGATTTATCTTATCTTAATTTAGACTGGAAACCTATACCTATAATACCTAAATTCGTAGATATAGTTGTTAATGGTATGTCTGATAGGTTGTATGACATAAAGGCTTTTGCTCAAGATCCTGCTTCATTAAAAAAGAGAACAGCTTATGCGGAATCAATATTAAGAGATATGCAAGCTGATGCTTTTTTAGGTAATATAAAAAATGCTTTAAACATAGATTTATATTCCACAGAAAACCCAGAAGATCTACCTCAAAATCAAGAAGAACTAAATCTGCACATGCAGCTTGATTATAAACAATCTGTAGAAATAGCAGAAGAAGAAGCTATAAATACTGTTTTAGACTTTAATAAATATGATTTAGTTAGAAGAAGATTTAATGAAGACTTAACTATATTAGGTATTGGTGCTGTTAAAACTTCTTGGAATAGATCAAATGGAATAAAAATAGATTATGTTGATCCATCTAGACTTGTATATTCATACACTGATGATCCAAACTTTCAAGATATTTGGTATGTTGGAGAAGTAAAGCCTATAACATTATCAGAACTTAAAAAAGAATTTCCAAATTTAACTGCTGAAGATTTAAAGAGAATTGAAAAATACCCAGGCAATAGTAACATAATGTACAATTGGGATGCTAGAAATGATGGCAATATGGTTTATGTATTATATTTTGAATACAAGACTTTTAGTGAACAAGTTTTTAAAATAAAGCATACAGCTAATGGATTAGAAAAAGCTTTAGAAAAACCTGATACTTTTAACCCAGAAAAAACTGATAATTTTGATAGAGTATCTAGGTCTATAGAAGTTTTGTATAGTGGTGCTAAAATACTTGGCCATGATGAGATGTTAAGCTGGGAAATGTCAAAGAACATGACAAGACCTTCTTCCAATCTTACAAAAGTAAATATGAATTATTCTATATGTGCACCTAAAATGTACAAAGGAAGAATAGAGTCTTTAGTTAGTAGGGTAACAGGTTTTGCTGATATGATACAATTAACTCACTTAAAACTACAGCAAGTTTTAGCTAGAATAGTTCCTGATGGTGTTTTTGTTGATGTAGATGGTTTAGCAGAAGTTGACTTAGGAAATGGAACTACATATAATCCTCAAGAAGCTTTAAATATGTATTTCCAAACTGGTTCTATCGTTGGTAGATCAATGACTCAAGATGGTGATTTAAACCATGGTAAAGTTCCAATACAAGAACTGTCTAGTTCTAGTGGTCAAGCTAAAATAGCTTCTTTAATACAAACTTATCAATACTACTTACAATTAATCAGAGATGTAACTGGGCTTAACGAAGCTAGAGACGGTAGTCAACCAGGTAAAGACTCATTAGTTGGCTTACAAAAACTAGCCGCGGCTAATTCTAACACAGCTACAAAACATATATTAAATGCAAGTTTATATTTAACTATAAGAACATGTGAAAATATTGCTTGTAGAATTGCAGATACTTTAGAATTTGAATTAACTAATGAAGCTTTAAAATCAGCTATAAGCTCTTATAACACTGGAACTTTAGAAGATATATTTAACTTACACTTATATGATTTTGGTATATTTTTAGAACTAGTTCCAGATGAAGAAGAAAAAGCTCAATTAGAACAAAATATACAAGTAGCCTTACAACAACAAAATATAACTTTAGAAGATGCTATAGATATAAGACAAATTCATAATCTAAAGCTAGCTAACCAGTTAATAAAAGTAAGAAGAAAACAAAAGGCAAAAGAAGATCAAGCTGCTCAACAAGCTAATATACAGGCTCAAGCGCAAGCTAACGCAGAGGCTGCGGAAAGATCAGCTATGGCAGAGGTTCAAAAACAAGAGGCACTAGCACAAACACAATTGCAAATTGAAAAAGGAAAATCTGAATTTAGTATTCAAAAAATACAAGCTGAAGCAGAGATAAAAAGAGGCATAATGGAAATTCAATTTGGTTATGATATGCAATTAGAGCAAGTTAAAACTCAAGCTATTATACAGAAAGAACAAATAATAGGTCAAAGAGAAGAAGCCAAAGAAGATGAAATAGAAAACAGAAAAGACAAAAGAGCTAAAATAGTTGGAACTCAACAATCAGCTATGATTGGCCAAAGACAAAATAAAGAAATGCCAATTGACTTTGAAGCCAATCAAGATAACCCCGTAGAATTAGCACAATCTATGATGGGTACTAGTTAATTATTATATTATATATTATGAACAAAGAAGAAGTAAAACAAGAGGGTGAGTTTAAAGTTAAAAAAAAACCCGGAAGACCTAAAACACTTAATAAAAAAGATGGTGTAACAAAATTAGATTTATCTAAAAAAGAAGAACCTAAGGAAGATGAAAAACCAAAAGAAGAAGTTGTTTTAAACAAACAAGTTGAAGAGAAGAAGGTTGAAGAAAAGCAAGTTGATAAAACTAATGAAGAAAAAGTTGACGAAAAACCAGTAATGGAAGAAGTAGTCAAAGAAGAAGAGGTTAAAAAAGAAATTGAAAAACCTGTAAAAAAAGCTGAAACAGAAGTAAAACTACCTGAAAATGTAGAAAAGCTAGTAGACTTTATGAATGACACAGGTGGTACTCTAGAGGATTATGTAAGATTAAATGCTGATTATAAAAATATAAATGAAGAGGCATTACTTAATGAGTATTATAAAAAAACTAAGCCACATTTAAATCAAGAAGAGATTAACTTTATATTAGAAGATAATTTTTATTTTGATGATGAGGCTGATGACGAGCGAACAATAAAGAAAAAACAAGTAGCTCGTAAAGAAGAAATTGCAAAAGCCAGAAACTTTTTGGAAGAAACCAAGAGTAAATATTACGACGAGATCAAGTTGAGACCGGGCGCTACTCAGGAACAACAAAAAGCAATGGACTTTTTCAATAGATATAACGAAGAACAACAAAGAACAAAAACTATTTCAGAAAAATTCCAAAAAAGAACTAGTGACTTATTCAATGACAATGAATTTAAAGGTTTTAAATTTGACGTGGGAGAAAAAAGTTTTAGATATGGAATTAATAATGAAAAAGTTAGCCAAGATCAGTCTAATCTAGATAATTTTTTGAGAAGGTTTCTTGATAAAGATGGACAAATATCTGATGTACAGGCATACCATAAAGCTCTTTACACTGCTAGTAATGCTGATACCATAGCTAAACACTTTTACGAACAAGGTGTGGCTGACGGTACTAAAGACTTAATATCTAAATCTAAAAATATAGACAACACTCCTAGACCTAGTGCTAGTGGTGATATTTTTATAAATGGATTGAAAGTCAAAGCAATAACAGGTGGTGGTAGTTCTAAGTTAAAAATAAAAAGAAAAATAACAAATAAATAAAAACTAAAAAATGGGTTTTACAAACACAGGGTCTTTCCCTGCAAAAATTGTGCCTTCTCAAAAAAAGTTAGCTTTAGAGACTAATTACTTAGACTTTACAGGCGGACAAAATGATTTTGCACAGCAATACTTACCTGAGCTTTATGAGCAAGAGGTAGAAAGATACGGAAACAGGACTTTGTCTGGTTTCTTGAGAATGGTTG